CCTACGGCTTCTTTTGCTTCTTGTAAAGCCACTTGTAGTCTTTGAAATTTAACCAAGGCTTCTTCAGAACGTTTTTCGCTAAATTCTCCAAAGGTTGCGTTAAGGCTTTGATATATTGCGTTAAAGTCTTTTGACTTAATTAAATTAGCGTCTATGCCAAGGCCTAAGCGGTTTAGAGCTGTGTAATTGCCATCGTAAGCCTTACCTAATGCGGAGGTTACCGCTTCTAATGGTTTGGATGTAGCGGCTGATAAATCTAAAGATAAATTGAGAAGGGTTTGCGCTTTATCGACATCAGAGGTCGACCTCGCTAATCTTTCAAAGGCCGGACGTAATTCGTCGTCAGTTATGCCAGTTGCTAAAGAAGTCTGAGTGATATATCTGCCAACCGCCGAAATTTGCTTTTCGGTCGCATTAGTCACAGCTCCTAGGGTTTGAGCTAATCGATTGGCGGCTTGTTGATCTTCTGCGGCCGCTTTAGCGAAAGCAACTGAAAACGCTCCAACTGCCGCTCCAATAGCGACAAAAGATTTGACGACTTTGGCCGATAAATCCGTAATCTGCTTTGTAAAGGATTCAGTTCCTTTGGCGCCTTTATTTAGGCTATCGACAAGTTGTTTCGTATCGCCCAGAATTTTTAGCGTTAATGTTCTATCGCCAGCCATTACTTATTCCACTCATCTAGGATTTGAGCAAAGCGCTTTTGCCACTTAGCCACTAATTCAGGCTGAATTCTGCGAAGGGTTGGATAGATAAACCAGCCTCTTGAACCTCTACCAAACCGACCCGAATAAGTTGGGAATTGTTTAAATTTATTAGATCCAAACTCAAGACCGGGCCATAACTTCTGCGTAGTGCCTCCGCCGCTAAAACGTTGTCTAGCAAAGCCAAACTTGATTTCACCGATTTTAGAAGTTTTTGAAACTGTTGATCCATCAACAACTCGTCGAACGCCAGCTGAGTTTTTTGTTCGTGTATAGCCGAAAGCTTTAATTTCTCCCTGTGCGTATTTAGCCAAGTCAAAGCCGATTTCTTGTCCGGCTTTTGTGGCTTCTTCGTCCATCGCCTTAAACGATTTAAGAATCTGTGACAACTCTTGTTTGTCAAAAGCGATTCCTGCCTCTGTCACCCATATTCTCCAAAATCTCGGCGGCGGTTATTATGTCGTCTGCGTCATCCCAGTATTGCGTCGGAATCCCAGTTTGAATCGCTAGTTCGACTAGCGTTCTCCTTATACTTCCGACTGGATGACTTTTGGGTTTGACTCTCCAGCTGTTACATCGGCAACAGTTTCCATCCAAACCTCAAAGGATTTAACTGGCTTTCCAGCGGCTTCGCGCTTATAAGCGTTATACGCCAAAAACATTAAATCCCAAACGCCTATCGCTTCTTGAGCTTTAGCAACAGTTGAACCCGTCGCCTTTTCCCATTTAGCGAATTCAGGCGGTTGAGCGACGTAAGTTGCTTGTTCGCCTGAGTTATATTCTATTGTAATTGGTAGTTTCATAGCTCCCGATTCCCCGATCTCTTAACTGAAGGTTTCTGTTGGTGTTCCAATTACTGTCATCGTCCAAGTGTCGGTGAGTGCTCCGGGAGCCGCTCCGCCAGCGCTTGGGAAGATTGGAAGAACTGTAAAGGCGAATACTGCGCCAGTTACAGCTGTGAAGCTTACGTTTAGAGCGGTGTTAGGTGCGCTCTCCGCATCTGCCCACATAGCCTCGAACAAGGATGAAGCCGCGCCCCAGTCCTGAAGTAGTTCGATTGTGAAAGTCCATTGTTTATCTACTGATTTGTAAGCGCGGCCATCAAGAGTTTGGTAAGTCTCGATAATCGTCTCACAGCTTAGGGTTGCTGATGTCGCTTGAGCATCATAAGTTGCGGAGTCAAGCGTAAACGTCACATCGCGCCCAGTTATTACTGTTGTTGGCATTTGTTCTCCTAGGAAGTTTGCTCGTAGCGGACGCTCAAGCGGATGTCAGAGACGAGTAAGTTTACTGCTCCGACTTGAGTTACTGTCGGTCTTTCGACTGTTGATAACTCATACTTGGACGCTGATAAAGCGCCAAGAATACTAATAACAAGCTTCTCAAGATTGTCTAAAGAAGCTGGATTTGATAAATAAGCAACTGCCGCGCTTATTGTGTAATTAAGTTTGACCCGGGTTGTTGCTTTACCAATAAGTTCCAATTCCATATATGGAGAATCCGGGACTAAAACCACAGCTGGAACTTGAGGTGATTCGGGAACGTGATCGTAAATGTTAGCGCTGACACCAGCCAAAGCCGTCTTTATAGGTGTGCGAACGTCGTCTTGGATTGTGCTCGCTGGCATTAGCCGATCATCGTTTCTGTGTCGATATATGGGCCAAGGATGCCGGAGATACGATTAAAGAGGGAGCGGCCAAGGCGGAAAGGCGTTATGCTGAAGTCGATTCCCTCGACTTGTCCACCAGCGGCAGTTCGCGCTTGAAAGATTTCGACTGAAGTAATGATAACCGCGTTTTCAACGTTGGCGTTGCCTACATAAGTAGAAGCGCCGGATAGTGTGGCAGTTCCGGCCGGGATGACGTATTTCTCGATAATGTCGGCGTTTGTTATAGCGGCTGTGAAAACATAAGGCTCGATAAGGTCATCAGTTATGGTAACTGTTGCGTTAAAAGGTGAACCACAGCCAGTTACTACGACGGATTGACCTTCGCTAAATTCGTGAATTGTTGAGGTGTAGTAATAAGCGACGTTATCGGTTAATTTAACTTTCTCAATTCTCGTCGAATAGGTTACGAGCATTGGGAGAATTAAATTCTCACTTGTGTCTATGATGTCATTTAAGTAACTGTCAGAATACAAGGATGACGAGACGCCAAGGACGGCTCTTAGTTCAGAGGCAGAAACTATTGAAGGCACTTCGTCATCCTTTCATTCTTTAGGTGAGCGGCCAGCTCGGGAGCGGACTGGCCGTCACTATTTTGATCTAACTAAGCAACCATAAATCTGTAAGCGCCAGCGCCTACCTTTGTTGCTAATGCGCCATATCCATAGTAAGCGACCTTGATTTGTCCGGTTGCTACTACGTTTGTCTCCAAGCGGAAACGGCTGGACTCATACCAAGTGTAAGAATCAGGATTGATGATAATGAGTGAGTTGTCGCCAGTTGGAGCGGCTGTTGCGAGATTGCGTGAAACGCGAAGGTTTAAGCCAAGGAGATTTCCGCGAACTGATTGTCCGGAAAGATTGCCACCTTGGTTTGAGTTGCCAATGAGGTTTTGATAAATCGGACGGCCGTTATCAGCAAGGTTCATCAAAGCGCCCCATTGTTCTGGGCTAACAATAATGTTGGTTGCTGTGCCGAGAGTTGCCTTGTAGATAGCAACGGAAGCATCTGATACGAAATCAAGTGCGCCAGCTGCGTCGAGAGTGCGGTTTCCGCCATCTGTTCCGCCAGCGACAAGGCCAGCAATTACAGCGACATCAGTTGCCTTTGCGTATGCGAACTCCATTTGACGAACGAGTTCGTCGAAGAATATTGGAGATGAACGATCAAGGAGTTCGACTGAGAACTCTTGTCCGCCAGCATACTTCTTGACGGATACTGAAAGAAATTCGTTTGTCATTCCGGTTTCGTCGATTGTTGCTTCTTCAGCTTCTTCGCCGACTGTTGGGACAGCGGTAATCTTTGGAATTTCGAAAGTCATACCAGCATCAGGTAGAACGCCGCTGGAGATTGAATCAACAGCTGGACGATCTGCGTTTGATAATGGGTTAATGATTTCAGAGAGCTGACGAGTTGGGATTAAGCCAGCATTGTTGGTCGTGGTGTCGTCAGCTGCTAAAACATACTGACGCGAAGCATCGTCGCCGAATACTTTGGCGCGGATTGAAGCTTCGAGATACTTCGCCTTTGTGAACTCTAGGCGAGGTGAGGTAAAGAACGCTGGGCGAGCCGCCTCAACACTCTGAACCTTGGCAGCTTCTACCGTTTCTTCGGCAGGAGCTGGAACGGTAGTGTCTGACACTTGTTCTCCTTCGGTTGGGTTGTCTGCTTCAGCGGTTGCCGGAGCAGAATCTTCTTTTGGCGCTTCGTTCTCTGAAGCGGCGACTTCGCTAACGCGAGCGCTGTCGATTGCTGGATCAGTAACTAGCGAAACTTCTTCGAGTGACGCGCTAGTAATTTTCATAACGCCATTGTCATTTGACCATTCATTAATCATCGCACCGACTGAGAATCCGTCTCGAAGTCCGGTGGCGGCTTCTTCTAATGCGTCATCAGCCGCGAAAGTCTTGGCTAAAACGAACTTGGCTGTTATACCTTGGTCGGTGGCCTCGAAGCTTGCCATTTTGCCGATTGGTCGGGTTCTGTCGTGTTCGAGAAGCAATTTGACATTCTTCATTGAAATAGAATCTTTGGCGAATACAGTTGGGCCGACTGAGGTATTGCCGCGCTCATTCCAAGTTACGATTGTGCCGCTAATTGTGCGAGTAGCGACGTCGGCGGCTGTAATAGCCATTGGGAGATTAATTTTCATTAGGTATTAGGTCTTCCTCTCGCTGAATCTGCTCAACGCTCATCGCGCCAATGCGGTTCAAGATTTCATAGACTTGAGCTCTTTCCAAAGCATTACCGCGAAGGAAATCATCAAGATCGAAGCGCACCATTACCGGATTAGGAACAAAGTCCGGAAGTGAGAGCCTTTCCTCAATCGCCTTGAGTATTGGACGAAGTGAGAAATCAACTAATGAGCGCCGTTCGCTAACCGCGTTGCTATATGTCATTGAAGTAGTCTCGGCGCTCAAGAAGTAAGCCGGGATACCTGCGGCCCTGGCTAATTCTAACGCGACATATTGACGAGCTTCGGTTAGTTGTAATGATTTAGGATCAAAACCAATTTCTTTAATATCAACATCAGCATTTAGAAAAGCGGTTGCTCGAGATTGACGAGCTGTGCGCCAAGCGGTTAAAAGTGAGTTGATTCTCTCGGCTGGAAGGTTTGTCCCAGTTGATTTAAGAGCCAAGGTTGGCATTGGGTCTCTTGCGTAAGTTACTGCCGCGTTTTCTAAGTAAACTGCCGCATTAACAGTCTTGCCAGCGCGATGTAAAAATCCTTCATCTCCGCCATCGAATCTAATTAGCGAACCAACTCCGGATTGTGGAACTGCCATCCCATCAACTTTATATCCGGTAATTGTTGTATTCTTGAAATCTGTATCGACTGTTACGCGATCTGGGCTGACGCGAGTCCAAGCTCTTACGCGACCGCCATCAGTTGCCGAATACATTTCGAGAACTTGTCCATACCCGGCGCCATATAGGAATATATCTTCAGCCAGCCAAGTGTAAACAACGAAGCCAGCCACTCTAGGGTCAGGCTGATTGATTACTCTGTGCGGATCAACGTATTCGCCAGTAATACGATTGAAAGTTGTTAAAGGTAATGAGCCAATAGTTCCGCAGATAATATTTCTAGCTCTAGCAACTGCTGGAACTGACATAGCTAGTTGGCGAGTTGTGTTAGTTGCTCCACCGAGAATGTTGTAAACAGAATCAGTAATCTGTATCGGCGTTAAAGCCGCTTCTACGTCAGAATTTCTAAGTGGCTTAGATACTGGAAAGAAGAAATCGCGAATCGCACCCATTGAGGCTAAATTGTAAGGGATATGTGCTACGCAACGATGATATCAACGCCCTCATTTGTCTGAGTGGCGTAGTGAGCCGCCATAGCAGCTGCGACCGCTCCGGTGATTACTGCGGCTGAGACTTTGCGACCGAATATCCAACCACCATCGCCAAAGTTAAGCCTTACCGCTGACAAACAATGAGAGGTCAATTCTTCTTGATTGCTATGGGCCAATCTTTGACTAGAAATCGCTGAAACAAATTCGTCACAGCTTGTGGCGTATAACTGCCCATCTATTGCCTCACAAGGTAAGCCAGCCGGAACTAATCGAGCGGCTACGGCACTAGCCGTCCTAGCCGAATAAGCAATTTTAATAACGTTAAATTTTCGATACCAGTCGCCAATATCGTTAGCGATTACTTTGTCAGATAGATAGCCGGGATTAGTCCAAGTCTGAAGAAGCTGAACTTGGAATCGATCCCGGTCTATCCGTTGCGAGGCGACTAACGCGGCTTGTCGCCTATCAGGTGATAAATCAATCGCGAGCCAAGTATCAGCGTTCGGCTCTAAGCGCAGACCCTCGACCGCGCAAGCCGACCATTGAGACGGATGGATGACTGGATTGATTGT